CTCCAGTAGGTCCTGTTACTCCTGAAGCTCCTGTAGGTCCCGTAACACCACTTGCTCCTGTAGGTCCTGTTACTCCACTTGCACCAGTAGGTCCTGTAACACCGGAAGCTCCTGTAGGACCTGTAACACCGGAAGCTCCTGTAGGTCCTGTTACTCCTGAAGCTCCTGTAGATCCTTTTACTCCCGAAGCTCCTGTAGGTCCTGTTACTCCTGAAGCACCAGTAGATCCTGTTACTCCACTTGCACCAGTAGATCCTGTTACTCCACTTGCACCAGTAGATCCTGTTACTCCACTTGCACCAGTAGGTCCAGTAACACCACTTGCACCTGTAGGTCCAGTAACACCACTTGCACCTGTAGGTCCTGTTACTCCTGAAGCTCCAGTAGGTCCTGTAACGCCACTTGCTCCAGTAGGACCTGTTACTCCACTTGCTCCCGTAGGTCCAGTTACACCACTTGCACCAGTAGGTCCAGTTACACCACTTGCACCAGTAGGTCCAGTTACACCACTTGCACCAGTAGGTCCTGTTAGTCCTGAAGCTCCAGTAGGTCCTGTAACGCCACTTGCGCCTGTGGGACCAATAACACCAGTTGCGCCTGTGGGTCCAGTTACGCCTGAAGCTCCACTAGGACCATTCATAAATACATAAGGCAAGCACTGCCATTCTGTATGTCCATCTCCAAATTTTAGTCTATTTGTATCTGTTTCAATTGCAGGTTCACCTTGGCGTAAGATAACAGGATAAGCTGCTATCCACTGAGCAGCTGTACCTCGCCGCAGCTGAAATTTTACTTCAGTTGTACTCATTGTAATCTAATTATATATTTGTATTGGGATTTGCACCATCCAATATAGGTATATCTTTGAGACGACTATATACAATATCCATTATATTAGATAGAGGATCAACACCATCAAAAACTGTTACATATTCCGATGTTGGTCCTCCTCCGTCATAATAAATATCAAATATAGGATTATCTATTCCAGGACTACTGCCATCAAGTATATCTTGAAAATTATCAAATGGTGAACCGCCATCGTATATTTCTGTAACATGAATTGGGGGTATAATAACTCTACGACTACGGATATTGCAAATAGATGTTAACATATACGCTTCAACAGAACCATTCGTAAACCCCGGAGTATTTTTTGTTTCCTTTATTAGTTTGTTATAACCAAGAGTACAACCTTTGATCTGAGTACCGCACTCTGATGTACATGTATGAACAGGCTTGTTATTTGCGCTACAACCATGCAACGCTTGTATGGCTGCTCTGCGTCTACGTTCAGTATACATAGAAGCATCACCTGTCATCGATACTATCTGCCTTTCCTTTCCTGTCGATTGCGGAACTAGTAATCCAGGTAGTTCCGGAATTGAGTTTACTTCTGCATGACTCCCTGTATAAAAGAGAGTAAGTCCAACCAATGCCGCCAATATTGGAAACAACATTATCTATTTGGTTACAAAACTTCCAGCTGTAAAAAATTGTATCTGATTGGGTGGTATAAACATACCTAAACGTATTAATCGTCCAGTATCTTCAAATGCAGGAGCATCAAATATTTCGTTCGTATCGGGATCTAGAATGATCAATGATCCTTTGAGTAGAACACGCTGTAGACGTCTCTTCTTGCGAACAACGTTTCGTAAATAAAGAGTATCTTTCTCATCAGCCTTGTATGATGGATTAAATGCTAGATCATCGCTTGTTGCTGTTGTATCAAATCGCATACACTGAATGACGGGTGTTTCTTTTGCATGTAATTTACGATGGATCTCACAGTCAATTGCAGCTTGCTTCAGTAGCAAAGAGATGTTCTTTATAATACGCCCTTTTTCATATGCAACTTCATACAAAAATTCATCACTGCTCATGAAAGCGTCACGAGGTTCACCACCTTCATAACGTTTAAGAATCATATCATTGCGTCGAATGAGAACAACGTTAGGACCTTCGCCTGTAACAGATTGTTCTTCTGTAAATACTGATAGATACATCTTTACATCAACAGTTCGTTCAGGAACAGATAGTGAAGCGTGAGAACAAATACGAATTGCGCGACCAATAACTTGTTCAATACGAGCAGGATTCCAGTATGATTCCATGACAAGAACGTTACGAACATTGCGTAGCGTAATACCTTCAGCTCCTGCAGAAGATACGAGTAGAACACACAATCTTTTTTCTTTAATCGAATCTTTCAGTGACTGAGGAAAGTTCTGTTCATACGATTCATTAAAAATTTGACGATATAAATCACGCTCTTCACCTTCTCCGCCCAAGAATGAAGCAAATGCAGGAACGCCTTTCTTCATAGCTGGATCCTCTTCCCACAGTCCTTGCTTCTTAATCAATTTATACTCCTGAAATCCATTTGCTTCAAGAATAGCACCGAATATACCTAGACCTTCTAACACGCGGTACTGTGAGTATATAAATTGATTATGATAATTACCATGTTCTCCGATATTCTTTCTCAAATCTTGTAACATGCGTAACATTTTAGGGGAAAAAATGGCAAGACCTTCATCTGAAAGGAAACGTTTAGAATCTGCCTTTAGTTTTTCTAAAATTTCAGGTTTAAAATCTTTACCATTTTCTTCCTTTATCTCCTCCTTTGTTGGACGTAATTCAGACGGAACTGCATAATTACAAACAATACGAGATGTCATACGATAGGAACCGTAATCTGCATTCATATCTCCTCCACGTGTTTTCTTTGCTTCACTCTGTATTTCAATCCATCGTAGTTCCAAATAACGCAAAAACTGTGAATCAGACATAGGAACTTTAACTAATGTATTCTCTTCGTCAATGCGCTTCGGAAGCAGGCGTTCATCAGCGCCTTTGAAATACGAAACAAGACCCTGTATACGCTTTTGAAAGAGAAGAGCATTCTTAATACTGAGTCCATCTACGAATGTATTCATAAAGTCTTCAAACTTTGTAGGTAAGCATTCAAGTTCTTCTACAATATATTTATCTTCTTTTGACAGTTCGATTCCTGCAAATTCTTGTTCAAACTCTGATTTCCAATCGGTTACCCATTTTTTAATATTAGCTTCTTGGTCGTATTCTTTATTGTACTTTACAGCAATACGTTCGTTCTTTTCATTATATACACTTTCAAAATGAGGAGGATTACGAGTTAACATAATTGTTCGTTTCACTGAATTGTACTCAATCGTATCTACATCTTTCATACGACGGAAATAAGCTGTCATTAATGATTCATCCCATGAAACTGCAGAATCTGTAGGAATTGTTACGCGTTCAATAGGACCACGTAAAAGATTCATTAAATACGCAATTTCATTTGGTCGGTTTACTACTGGCGTACCAGATAAGCAAACAACCTTACAATCTTTTGCTTTGTAAATCATGTTATAGATCTTCAATTTGAGATCAAGTTCGCCAACAGCGTAACCAATAAAGTTGTGAGCTTCGTCAATGATTACAACAGAATTATCAAACATATGAGGCTGATCAGGAGGAAATATCTTTTCAAAATTGGTCTTGTTGATACCGTTGTAGTTAATAAATGTAAACCGCTGGTTAAGTATATCGTCAAGTTGTTCATCAATTAATTTTGTATCAGGTTGTGTTAGCGTATTATAATTCGAAGGACGCCCACTCACGTTTACAAAAAACTTACCATGAGTGTCTAAAAACTTTTCAGATATACCCATACCAAGACCTTGCTTACGTGTTTCATCATTCAGTCCACGCATTTCCCAATATTGTTCATGTTTATAGATAGGGTCACCACACTTGCGAATTTCACCACGATAGTTATCCTGTAGTGACGCCGGTAACATAACAAATACCTTCTTCGTATTCAACAAAGATTCTGCTACTGCAATAGATGAACATGTTTTACCAGAACCGAGGCCGTGATATAATAGAAGACCACGATAGGGTGACTCAAGCAAAAGATAGTCACGAACAATCTTCTGGTACTCAAACAGCTCTGAACTACTTTTTGACATGTCACCCTGACGCTTACACATGTCCTCCTCCGAGTTTGCAGTATCAAGTGGGTCTACATTAGCTTTCCTATACTTCAGAAAGATTCGAGTAATTGAATCCGAAAACGCCTTTCTGTTCGGAAGTACATACATTCTCTACTTATTTTTGGAGAGGAATTGATAATGGAGGCAACTATCCGTAAAAGTCCTAAACTGTGGATGCTGGTAATTTACCTGTTCCTTGTAGCAGGATTCCTATACATCAAGCCTTCAATTGCCTTTGGGTCCGAGGGCAGAGTTCGTCCCTTCGGATCCAATAATAAAGAGGCGACTGTGTTTCCTGTTTGGTGGTGGATGTTTGCTTTTGCTGTAGTGTCATATATGACCGTAGTATACATTCTTGATTTTAGTTTGTAAAACGGATTTATTAGTTGAGATAGATTTGGTAAGAAAAAAAATGCCTAGCAAACAGCAACTACTTGAGATTTCATCTAATGCAGATAAGAATGCTAAGATTGCCAAGTTTGTAGAGTATGCAAAATATTATGCAGAACAAACTGCTGAAGCAGGTGGTTGGCGCATTGTCCTTGATATTTATCGGAGCAATAGTCAATTTGCCATAATAGATGACATTTTGAATGCTCTAACTGAGGAGTTCAGTGGTTGCAATATCAAGACTCATAGCTGGACAAATGATGGTTCAAAAACCTACAATGGCAACGACCCAAATATTAAGGTTTACGAGTTAGTTATTACGTGGGGTGTACTTCAAGTTTTATAACTAAAAAAGAACGTGTTAGGATTATAAACAGCATGTTTATTCATAAATTTTTCTAATGAAGATTCATTTGATGAATCAAGCGTTGTCAAAATTTTATAATTTGTTTCAAGAGTTTCACCTGGAGTCACAATGAGATCTTTCTGAGGACGTTGCTTTAGAGGATGTAGAATTATTTCGGGAATAGATGACACTCCAGATGAATCTTTTGTTGTATGTAAAAACTTGCGAACACGAACAGTTGAATTTTTAGTTCCAACTTCTATACGATTAGCATCACCAAATGCAATAGTCAACATTCCTACAATATCTGGGTATTTTTTGATAATTGTATCACTTAAGCATGGGTTGTATGGTGCATGTAATCCTTGAATAATCTTTTTATCCACACAACCTTTACGAATTGTTGAACAACGTTTCATAAAAAAACGTTTCTTGTTTTTATCAACACGTGTGTATTTCGACGGTTCAACTAACCAAAATACTTTTACATCATTTTTTAATATAAAAACAGTTATAGTAGGCAAGTCTTTTGACTTTATAAACTGAGATAATGCCATTTTTCCAACAAAGGGATTTGGATAGAAAAAAACGTTATGATTTGAAAGTATACAACGATTACCATCTGCTCTCGGAATACCTCGTAAGTCATTTTTTGGGGCTTTAGTTAATCGAAACAATAATGTACCTTTTGGTATTGTTTTAATTAAAATGTCTTCATTTCGGTATTTTACCGATTCCATTATATTATATCACAGACATTCCAACAATAGCGAAGCCTCGTATCTTAAACTTTCTTACTTTGACTGGAAGCTCTTTCAAACGATCAAATTTGTAATTAGCAGGAAGCTTCATGAATATATACTCTGGCTTCCATTCCTCTTTGAGAATTCTAGCAAGGAATATGTCAACACGCTCATCACCTAAAAACAAATCTAATTCTTTGCTTAGTTTGTAATCGGGTCCGCCCCACGGAGGATCTAAGTAAAGTACATCTGTCTTCCAATTGTAGTCCTTTGTTGAATCACCTAATTTAACTTCAACATTCTTCAATCCAAAAACCTCAACGTTATTTTTCAATGCATCAAAGTTTTCCGGATTAATTTCAATCGATTTCACGTCTTTAAAATGAAGACCAAACATTATCGTATCACCGCCAACATTTCCAGTTAAATCAGTAATTGACTTTGTTTTGATTCCTTTGATCATACTCTTCATGTGAGCAAGCAATATATCACCATCTTTGCGTTTAGTGATACTATATTCTCCTTCAGGCGTCATTTTTAACTTAGAGTAATCTACACCTGCCTTTTTAGGAAACAGAACTTCCATTCGCCCCCGTCCAACACGACGCCGTGTGCCATGTCTTATACGACGCCGCGTTTGCATTACTTTACAGCCCACAGAACTTTTACAAACGATGCATCAATATAGTCTTTTGTCAGAGCATTCTTTGCAAATTCATATCCTGCTAGAGCAATTTTCTTACACTTAGCATCGTGTTTCTTACACCATTCTACAACTTCAACTAAGTCAGACAAATCAGCTTTTACAGGAACGTAATGTTTCAAAGGTTTGAGAAGATGATCAATCCAGAGCGTATATGGTCCATCTACTTTCAATATTAATGAACCAGTCATCATAGTTCCTAAAAGGCGATACGCGGCAACATTACCATCGATATGAATCATATATTTATAATTTGCTTGTTCAGACATCGGCATAAGTGGAACGGTTGGAAATGCAGAAGGATTAATTGTTCCAAGACCTTCTTTAGGATCAAACTTCATCTGATTCGTATGCTTTACGATACCAACATCCAAATCTGGAGAGCGCATGGTTGACAATTTGAGGCGCATGTTTGTTTCAGCAGTATATCCGCATCCTGTTGTAGTTCCACGAAATACAGCAATAGGTTTCTTAGTTTCCCATTCTACAAATGCTGGAGGTGTTGCTTTGTTACCATACTGCATATCATCAAAGTTAATCACAGGAACATCCCAGAATTCAGTGTGTCCTGAATAAGCAAGAAGTGGTATAAATTTACTACCTAGTTTTAGAGTTGTATCGCCAATCATCGGCCAAGGGCCACTTCTGTCTTTTTTGAGAATCATAGAGTCAGAAGCAGTCCAAATGTATGCACCATCTGGTAACATATATCCTAAATTGTTTAAAAATGTAATCAACTCATCTGCTGTTGATTCTACTTTCTTCACAGGACGCATGATACACTGCATAACACGATATGTAGTATTTTTTCCAAATAAATGCTTACGCTTTAATGTCTTATTAATTGTATTTTCATACATTTTAGGAAGAGCTTTTCCAGGAAGTTTATAACAAGTTGCTTTAGAATCTATTATACAAATGAGATAACAAGCGTGGTTCAAATCAAAAATATACTTTAATGTATTTGCAAGAGCATCATGTGACATCTCCCAAGGGCCATCTACTTCTTCTGGAAGCTTTTTGATACCATGGCCAGTTAGTGCCGGTTTCTTTGTAGTCTTTATTGAATCTATACATTGTTTCCCTATTTGAAAAGCTTCTTCGTAATTCCGAAAAATCCTCATCTTACTATGTATACAAGGGAATGTGGTATGATAAATTATCAGACGAAAAGAAAGAAGATGTAAAGGACATTCTACTTGCAACGAATAAAACAAAAGACCCTTTGGTTACCAAAACATATTTAGAAACTATGTTAAAACATGCTGCTGTTTTTACACCAGATGGAGAATACAGACGTCTAACATCGCAAACACGAGATGCTGAACATATTCAAATTCGTAAAGCATTAGAACAAACAAAAGCAAAACATACATTAGAAGTTGGTTTTGCCTATGGAACTTCGGCGCTTGTGTTTGCTGAACATCATCAGCGAATGAAGAATAGTGGAATTAGTCATACTATCATTGATCCTAATCAATATGGAACTGGTGATGGTCATTGGGAAGGAATTGGTTCTGAAAATTTAAAACGATGTGGTTTCATAAAAAATAGAAATTGGAGATTAATTGAAGAGAGTTCAATAAATGTGCTTCCTGCTTTACTAAAAAAGTTCAAAACAGAATGGCTAGATGTAGCACTCATTGATGGTTGGCATTTATTTGACTATACGCTTTTGGAAGTATTTTATTGCTTAGAAATGCTTCGTGTTGGTGGAATTCTGGTTGTTGATGATAAGAAGATGCGAGCTATTAATGCTGTTTCAAAATACGTAACACGTGCTTACCCTGGAGTTATTGATATTTGCAAAACATGTCCTACAATTCTTGTCCTGAAAAAGATATCGAAAGACACACGTGATTGGAATTCAGACGAAAAAGTAAACTTTAATTTATCATAAGGGATGTTGTCTCCAACGGAAGCAAAACAGTTACCACAAGGAACTCCTACAATCGTGGTTCCTTTTCGTGACAACACTGCTCAAGATAGAGCTGGACAGTTAAAGATTTTTGTTGCCTTTATGAAACGATGGCATCCTGATTGGAACGTCTTGATCATTGAGCAATCAGAAGATAACCGAAAGTTTAATCGTGGTGCTCTTCTGAATATCGGCGCAAGAATAGCAGCAAAGGAAGGTATTGAATATGTTGTCTTTCACGATGTAGATTTGATTCCACTTGCACCATTAGTTCCATATTATACTGCATTTCCTGAACAACCAATTCACATTGGAAAAGCTTGGACGACTAAATGGTCTGGTGATTCTTTTTTAGGTGGTGTAATTTCCATGTCAATCAAAGATATTCGAACAATAAACGGTTTCCCCAATAATTTCTGGGGATGGGGTGGTGAAGATGATTCAATGCGTAATCGTTTGAAAGCAAAGAGGATTGAGGTTTATAAACCTACTTTGACTTCTGGATTTAAAGAACTTCCTCACGTAGATACTCGTACAAATAAAGATTGGAAGAATATGAGAAAGTGGGAAGACTTAAAAGAAGATAAGGGAACATCTGGATATAAAAATGTTCATTGGAAAGTTATAGATACACAAGAGTTAACATCCAATGCAAAAAAAGTTACAGTGGAAGTTCTCGCCGACTAATTAGAACCCATGCACTATATGCAGTGGATAAATGAATAAATCCGTGAAAAAACATTTGTGTATTCCAATCTGGGTCAAATGCAAGCATGTTATATTGTTGACCTACAAAGTAGACAATTGCTGAATATGTTAGAGAACAGAACAGAATACCAGCTGCATAGTAATCTGTAAGATAAGAATTATATATGCCACACATGATATAGTTCACAATAGCAATAGCATCAAACATAAACGATACTTCACTTCTAAACCAATGAAAACACATAGTTGTTAATGTTACGAACAATGATGAGCCCATACAATACCAGAGATTCTTTTCATATGCAAGAATTGTAGGTAACAAATATGTCATTCCAGTTATGACCAGATATGGTTCTGGAATCATATGCTCTTGACGCCAACTCATTTACTTGATAAGTTGATGTAGTTGTAAATTATTTCTTAATGACAGATGCATTTTTGTTTCTTTCTTCAGCCTCTTGTTTTTGTTTGAGTTCAGCAAGTAGTTTTGTTTTGAATGTTGTCATCTCTGATGTACTGGGAACACATACGGCACGTTCTGTATTATTTACGACGACTACAGTCATAGGCCACGTTGACAACATCATTAAAAATCCAACCGCAATTATACTTGACCCATAGATCTTGAACGATTGACGTACAATAGGAACTACTGATGCAAGAATATAAACTGCCGAAGGAACTGCTCCCCACTCTAAACCCTCAAGAGCGCTTTCGCTCAAATTTGTCTTTCCGCATTGCATGGTACTCGACACTAATGAAATACAGAATCCGACAACGAACATAAGTGCAAAGACTGCCAGCGATGATAAGCCAAAACTTGTCCAGTCCATTACTTTTCTACAAGAGTTTCAATTGTCTTTTCAATCGTATGTATTACTTCTTTTCGTTCAATATAATGTGGACGTGTAATTGCCTTTGACTCTGCAAGTGTCTTCCACGCAATAGCAGAAATCTCTTTCTGTTGCATGGATGTGAACGCTTGTTTTAGATCAATTTCAGATGACGCAATCAACTTAGCTATGAAATATATATGCATATATTTGACATTATTTGTACCAGAAAACACTTCTGTAAAACGAAGATCTTTACAAACTGCATATGAATTTGTTGGTATATTAGTCTCTTCAGTAAACTCTCGAATGGCACAATCTAAGTCTGTTTCACCTCGTGCACGACGACCTTTTGGAAATCCCCATTCTGATTCTGTATAGATAGATGGAACTGTTTTGATAAGTTCGACTCTATTTAGTGTATTGAATTTTTCTTTGGAAATTTCATATTCCATGGAATGAACATCTTTACCGGGCCCCCAGAGTGCTGTCCATAATGTATCGAAGTCTTCTTCAGCAAATCGTTTCTGTTCTGTAACAGTCATATTTGAAATGAGTTTCTTCATGTATGTTGAGTCTCCCAAACTATACTTTCCACGAAGGAATTCTGTATAACACATACTATCCTTACGTCTCACCATCAAGGCACTTACAGTTTTAGAACTCACTGGAAATACCAACGGTTCATAAATCCCCCTAAGCAAGATCAACCCACATGATATAATTGGCTCTTTACATCCTTTGAAGACGTGTCCTTTCTCTCCGCAATTATTACAATACATTGCTTATTCTCCAACCATTGAAGAATTCATCCGTTTTTTACTACTGATTTGATACAAATGGGAGGAACAACTTCTAAACCAGTTGAGAAAGTATCCACTGATTTATTTAAAGCAGACCCCAATGCTGCTACATATAGTAGCAGTTATGTTCAATCAGAATTATCAAAGGCATCTGCTGTAGCAAAACAAATACAGGATAAAGCGTCTAGTATGTCTGCTTGGGCTTGGGGTCTAACAGGTGTCAGTTGGATACTTTTTCTTCTATTGGTTGGTGTAGGTATTTACTATCTACTCTATTGGCTAAAAGTTCCAGGTATTACAAGCTTTTTTGGATTACAAGTTGCAACACCTCCTCCACCAAATATTCCTGATTTAGCTATTCATAGTGCTGTACTTCCAGCAACTGGCAATGGTAGTCCCAAAGATATATCAGCATCTCTTCAAAATCTTGTAAAAGATTCGCAACTTAGTACGACATTATCTGCACCAGGTGTAAGTGACCTTGCAAGTACGGATAGCGGCACTGTAACAATCACGTATCAATATTCTGGATGCCCTGTTCAAAAAATCACTCCTAATATAGGTGATACGATTACAATTAGTTATGATGCTACTCAATGCCCATCAAATAACCAATCTACAGGACCAATGGGTTCTTCAGCTCCTGTAACAGCTCCTAATTGGTTCAGTGGTCTATTTAGTACCAATGGTGGATCTGGTACTCTAATTTCAAGCATGTCTGATGCTACAAATTCAACAGTTGTAAAGGCTACAAGTGCTCCTCTATCAAGTGGTGGTAAAGGTGGTTATGGTATGCAATGGTGGATGTTTATTAAAGATTGGAACTATGGTTATGGAAAGGATAAACAAGTTCTTGCTCGATCTGATCCTACCAATACTCAAATTTTGAATCCGAGTGTAGCTCTACACCCTACCGATAATACACTACGTATAACAGTTTCTGTATTCCCGGACAACTCTGGTGGCTCATCCAAGACACAACCTGCTCCTGCAGGACATTCAGGATCAACCGATGACGTATTTATTTGCGAAGTTCCCAATCTTCCTCTACAAGATTGGTTCTCTGTTTCTATGACAGTATTTGGTCGCAACTTAGATGTCTATATTGACGGAAAGCTAGTGAAGTCTTGTTTGTTACCAGGCGTTCCTAAACCGGCGTCCGGCGATATAACAATGGCAGGAAATGGTGGCTTCTCTGGATCTCTATGTAACTTTAATCATTACTCTCGTATGCTAACACCTACAGATGCATCCTCGTTTTATTCTGCAGGAACAAGCTGTAAAAGTTCCACTGGTGCCACTAGTACAACTCAGGCAACCGGTTATGCAGTAAAGTTCGGAGTGTATGATACAGTTGGTAAAAAGATTCAAGAATATACATTCTAGACGCAATACTTTGAAACATCAAAGTAGAATTCCATTTCTGGGTGAATACACTGAATATGTTTTTTGTCTTTGTAAAAAATTAATTCTGAAGTTTTTTCATTATTGTACAAATACATTTCATCAATTTCAGATAAATCCATATACACTTCTGCATTCTTTTGCATATGTTGGTAAATATCACGAACTACCGATTCCGGTGTTTCCTGATGAATACGCTGAGCAACTCGATCCAAAACAGTTTTTAATTTAGAATAGGTCATGGCAAGAATAATTTTATATCCTTTTTCTTTCAATGTTTTCATTGTTTCCGTAATTTCTTTTTTATTTCTACAAGTTGCGTCCCAGAAAAATGAATATCCGGAACTTATTGTTTTTTCCACAATATAATTCAACATAGTTTGTGCTGTTTTATTATCTCCTGTAATCATGCGAATCTTATCCAAACTTATGTATACAAATGAAGTCTTAACACCTGCTTCTTTTAAGAATGAATCTTTTCCCGTTGTTTTCCCAACACCCGATGCACCGCAAGAAAAAATAGCCTTACGATGTTTACTAGGCCGTGTAGCCGTTGATGTCATTCGCTTAAATAACTCTTCTTCCATTATATAGACGTAAGAAAGTCAGGAAGTGGACGTTTTTTATATGTTACAATATTACGACTCTTCATTTTTGATTCACGATAAAATCTCTTATATGCAACAACCACATTCTCATCTTTATACTGATCTGGCATAGCTTGAGGAGGAATAGTAAATTCCGTATTTGGTATTCCTTTAGGATAGTTTTCCATAAGCCAATCAATATGTGCTTCTGTTTTATGAATTTTTGTTTCTCCGTATCTGAATTTGTACTCTTTGCATAACTCTTTAGCAAGAGCGCATAGCCATAAGTAATTCTCCAAACTAATTCTTACCCATTTCGAACAAGGGTGGTTCATATGAGCCTTTTTGTACGCATTGGGCGGAAGAGGACTTTCTAGCACCCAGTGAGCACAGTATAGCATTTGTGCAGATTCCAGAATCATTTTTATAACATGTTTATCACAGTGTAATCTAGCAGCCTCATATGGATTCAATGAAAGAACGAATATGTTCATCTTTACACACTTCTATCAGGCGTAACAAAAATTCGTTTTAGATTACAATGAATAGGTACATTCTATTTGGATTTATGGCTCTTGTAGCCTTTATTTTATTTTCCTCTCTGAGAGAGACATTTACATTTGCTTCTCCCGGGCAAACAGTAATTCAAAGTACAATTTTAGATGGTAAGTCTAGTTTTGATAGCAATGTAAGTTTACCTGAATCTCTCAATCAAGATCAAGGTATTACATTTTCTTATTCATGTTGGGTTCGTATTGATGATTTTACATACAGACCTGGAAAGCCAAAGGTGATATTTACAAAGGGACCTACCGATCTATCATCATCATGTCCATCACTATTAATTGATGGAAACTCAAATACATTATTGGTTAAACTAGACACATATGGTTCAACTGAAGTTGTTCCTATTTCAAACATTCCTGCAAAGAAATGGCTTCATGTAGTCATCGTAGTTGAACAGAAAGCAATAGATGTGTATATCAACGGTGTTATTCATACTCATCATTCAATAGTTCAGCTTCCTCGCCAAAATAGTGGAACCGTTCATACTGGAGTGGATGGTGGGTTTGAAGGTAAACTTGCTAACCTAATTTATTACAATTATTTCCTAAAACCTACAGATATTCCTGCTTTGATGAAGAATCCTCCACAGTCTGATCCTTCTGATTTAGCAGCACCTATGCCTCCATATTTTGATATTAGTTGGTGGACTGGACATTAAGACTTGTGTATAGCAGCTAAACTTGCCCGAGCAGCGGCAGCCTGATCAGCTTGTGCACTCATCTGTTTATTTGTATCATCAAACTTCTTAGTCAGAGCATCTATTTTTGCGTTTGTTTTTGCAAGTTCCTGTTCTACTTTTGAAGGAGCATTTGCTAAATGTTCTTTAATAATACCTGTCTTGTTCATGATTGTGTAAAAAAGCCACAGGAACAAGAAAGGAAGTAACATTCCAAAAAAATTCTTTCGCTTGAACATTATTACTTCTGTATAAACAAATGAGTTCACAGGGAGCTAATACAACTACTCTGAACACTGGTTATGTGTTTAATCCTGCTTCTCAACGTGATGCGTCCGATATAACACGTACGATACGCGAGAAAGCCATGGCTTTCGAGTCATTTGGTATCGATGCAGAAACACCTACCGACCACCCAAATCCTAAATGGGCAAAATACGGCAACGGATATCGGTTATCAGTCCTATTTGGTTTATATAAAATTAACTGCGGTCCGGGATGTGCAGGAAACGCATTTGGTCTCAATGGCGTGCCTTAAGTGTCTTGAATGTATCGCTTTTAAACTTTTGACGACGTGTTTTATCCATCGATGTAGGTGTATACGTAAAAAAGTATTCTAAGAATTCAGCCGATGACCGATTCTTTCCAAGTTTCTCAAATAGTTCAGATTTTTCAACACGCATATCAATTAATGTCTTCTGTTTTCCTATACAGGTGATTGGAGTCAATAAACGATAGCGTCTAGCATGAGCCTTCTCGTTTGCTAGTTCAACTAAATGCTGAGCTGCACAAAGGAATCGTTGTTCAGGTATGTCTTCTAGAAAGTGATCAGGGGCATAGGTAATAGCAAGAAAGAACTGTAGAAGTGTCGGAATACTCGCAACAAATAGTCCACGTGTTGTTTTATGGTAACTATGACATGCAGTTGTTTCGTAAACACGAATGAGAACTAGACCTGTTTTTTTATCTTCAATATCCATATGAGCAGGTAGAAGTTCTCCATATGCAGGATATGCTTTCACTTCAACACTTCCTTTCTTATTCATAGCATCTTCGAATAACTTTGCTGTTCTTTCAGTTGTTTCAGGTGTAACAAGAATATCCAGAGGTAACTGCCATTCGCCTTTAGATCCTTTTTTCTGTAAGCTCACTCCATTGAAACCAAGCAGAATAGCATTTTCTTTAATAAGAATTTTTTCAAGAGTACTTTTTGTTTCAGGAGAAATGTAAAAGTCACTTAATTCGTCGTGATCTTTAGGACATGTCATAGGATAATGTTTGTTCAATAATTGCAAACGACTATATACTTTCTTCCACCGCTCAACGTAACCTTTGGGACGAGAAAGCTCTAAGTATACACCCATTCTCAAAAAATTGGGAGGAACATAATGAATTCCGTTCTTTTCTATACTATGTTTCCAAAGAGTATCAAAAATAGGTTTATCTAGATGAGATACATCGGCAACCCCGATGTATTCTGAAAAAACCTTAAATGTTCCTAAGTGAACTCCAGGTTTCACTTCTACACTTTTGAACCCTGCATTTGTNAACTGATCTGCAATTTCCATTGCATGAAACTGAGGTGTTGCAGTATAGAAATCATAGTCTGGTATATCTTTCTCAGGGTCATAAAATTGATCTTCTTTAGGAAGAAGATTGTTAATAGCTGTTCCACCGTAACAAAGAACTCTGTTTTTCTTAATAAAGTTTTCAACTATAGAGAGCGACTTGACTACTACGGGGTCTTTTGCATTTTCCTTGTCAATTTGATCTTGAGCTATACTAGCCGCCTTTTCAATCGTATCGTCCATTATTTCCTAACGTGAAAAAGTATGGAGGATTTATTTCTGCCATGAAGCAAGGGATGGCTAAACGAAAGTCTCGTGAGAACGCTCGTGACCGTAAGTGTTCGGCTGACCTATCAGATGACGGGAAGCCTCTTCCTAAAAAGAAGAAATCTTCGGACTCAGATTCTGATACAACGTGGGTTGATGATGATACACTTCAATCAGAGACTGCAGATAGTGCTCAACCTATTTATTTAAATATTCATATTCATCCTCCTGACGATGAAGAAACAAGTGAGGAAGAGTTAATTGAAACGCATAGAACACGCTCGAATGTAAAGAAAAATGCTAAGCAAGCTGAGGTTCCTTTAAAGCTTACAAAACAGGAACAAACATATTACAACTCATTGCCTAGTGCAAAAAAGAAGGATATGCTTGATGTGATGAAACGTATTTCAACTCTTGTTCTTGATGATGGAATTGTACCGTACAAATTTAAGATATTAGGATTACCTATACCCGATTATACGAAGTCAGGCGTGATTAAAAAAATTATGGCACTCTCCGAAATGTCAAATGATAGTGGAGAATCTTATAAATTAAAAACGTGGATTGACGGATTCTTACGTATACCTTTCGGTAAAACAGTTCCTCTACCCGTAAAGTTTGAAGATGGAACATCAAAGTGTACTGATTTCATTAAGGAAGCTCGTAAGAATATGAACAAATCTGTATACAGTATGGTTCCTGCTAAAACTCAAATACTACAAATTATTTCACAATGGATTGTCAATCCCGACTCTGTTGGTAACGTAATTGCTCTTCAGGGTCCCATGGGTGTAGGCAAGACATCATTTGCTCGTAACGCAATCGCAAATGTACTACAACGTCCTTTTGAATTCTTTTCACTTGGAGGTGCTTCTGATATTTCTAACTTTATAGGCCATTCTTATACATATGAAGGTTCTATGTGGGGCCGCATAGCAGATTGCTTAATGCATGCTGGTGCTATGAACCCTGTATTATATTTTGATGAACTTGATAAGGTTTCAACAACGCCACATGGTGAAGAAATCACGAATATGTTAATTCACTTAACAGATCGTTCGCAGAATACACAGTTTCACGATCGTTACTTTTCTGGTGTTGATTTTGATCTATCTCAGTGTTTGTTTGTATTCTCATTCAATGATATTGATAAAGTTCATCCTATTCTGCGTGATCGTATGAACGTCATCAATTGTGGAGGATATAATGAAGCCGATAAGCGTATCATTCTAAAGGAATACATATGGCCGAGTATGGTAGAGCGACTAAAGTTCAAGAAAGATGAAGTCATTCTTGAAGATGGTGCAATCACACTTTTAATTCTAGATCACTCTGTTGATGAAAAAGGTGTTCGTCACCTCATTCGTACTGTTGAAACTATGATGACCAGATTAAACATGTTACGTGTAGCAGATGATGAAAGTATGAAAGAATATTGTTTTTACATGAAAGTATCATTTCCCCTCATAATTGATAAAAAGGTAGCACAAGTGTTACTGACAGATATTGATAAAAAAGATAAAGAAATTTGGCGTAACTTATATTGTTAAACCTTCATTGTTGCAAACTTTCCAATTCCTAGAAAGCCAACAAAGACATCATTATCGTCAGTTGTCTTGTAAACTCGCTTGTTAACCTCGTTAACTACATAAGTTGCACCTTCAAACTCAAATGGGTCAGATGTATTTTCATCTCCATTCTCGAAAACCCACATACCACTCTTGGCATGCCACCAGTTTCCGTGCCCAAGAGGCTTCAGCGTCTCAGTCTTCTTTAGCTTAGCAAGTGCGTCACTGCTGACATACTTGATTAGCTTTGAAACATCATGATTGGACGCATTCGTCCATGTATTCATATCAGGAGGACTTTCATCTCCTTCAAATGGAGAACCACCTACCTTCTTAGCAGGCTCGCTCTTCTTCTCTTCGGACTTACCCTTGCTCTTTGCAAATGTCTCCATGTGAACTGTTAGGTTTACATTAGTATAGTCATCAGCGTCTAGACTGTTAAGATGATCGATAAACTCCTTGCGAAGTTCCTCGGTTAGCTCAACATCGTGAGCCTTTAGAACCTTCGTAAGTTCCGTCTTCATTGCAGGAGTGAATCGATTTAGATTCTTCTCCTTCTTGGGTTTATCTTCCTTCTTGGGCTTCTCCTCTACAGGCTTCTCCTCCTTTGCAGCCTTCTTCTTAGGCTTATCTTCATCTACTACCTTCTTCTTAGGCTTATCTTCCTCCTTCGGAAGCTGGCTCTTGAGAAATGCAACGAGCATCTCCGCGTTAGCGATATGAGTAGTTAGGTCAGACATTTTTTGGTAAGAATTAGGTTAAAAATGTTGAAATCCGTTTTCAGTAAAATTCTTCATCGTCCAGCGTCTCTAGAAAGTCATTTATCTCTTCATTCTCTTTATCAGTCAAAACTGAGTAAAGAAAGCAGATATCTGGAATAAATGTCTTCACATTGTCACCCAGAACGCGCTGAGCATTCTCTAGAATGGAACGCTTGAAACCAAGATCCCAACGTGAAACGCGACGAGAATCCATCATTGCAGACTTGACACCATCCTTCCAATACGTAATATCGGATGCCATTTTCTAACTAACTAGACCATCATAAAAAAAATTCGTTTTCACAAATTTTACGCCTTAGCAGTCTTTGCCTTAGGCTTAGGCTTGTCTTCAGCCTTCTCGCCCTTCTCGGACGCTGCAGCCTCGCGTGCTGCCTTTGCTGCCTCACGGCCAGCCTTCATCTTTGCCTTCTGCTCCTCACTCAGAGTACGCTTGGGCTTCTTGACTTCCTCAATCTCTTCGAAATTGTCATCATTCTCGCAGTACTCCTTAAAGTACTGCTCCAGCTTGTCTTCATTGAACTCCTCGAGCTCGTTAACATAATCCTTGACACCCTTGGTGTGGCGCTTCATGGAAGTCTCGTCCGTGTTGCGATTATTCGCATCCATGGACGTCTTCAGCATGTCAACGCGCTTAGCACTCATCTTAGTAATGTGCGGCATTTTGTCTTTTTGTGATGTTAATTAACCTAAAAACGGTCAAATCCGTTTTTAGAAATTATGCGTACTTTTGATATCTTTTTGATTCAATCGTTCACATAATGGACGCTTGGTTTCCTCTTGTAATTGGAACTGTTATGTTCCTATATATTCAGTCTTTTAATCGAGTTGCAAAGATGTATTTCGAAAGTGGGAAAACAATAGAGTGGAGAGATTTCTTCACTGTAGTGTTACCGCTAAGTAACGGATGATGGTAGAAACGGGATTCGAACCCGTGCGTATTGCTACAAGGGTTCTTAAGACCCTCTCCTTAACCACTCGGACATTCTACCATACTGTCTTATCATGTTATCTGTAAATTCTTATAAGTGAAATCGTTTCTTAAAGTCTGCAACTGACGCTCGGAATGAAGGTTTATTCCATAAGATCCACTTTGAAAGTGCCCCAGGCGTATCAGGCTTCTGCCAGTGTTCACCCATTCCCGAGTGACGCTTTAGGTAGCGCTGTTTGCGGGTCTTATCTTTGTGTTTGGTAAAATCGGAGTACCCTTTCTGACCAAACGGTACAACCTTCTCCTTACCATTCTTCTCAAACACGGCATCCAATTTCTTCTCCTTCTTGTGCGATTTCCGGATAGTTTTTAGCTTCATTCTTTGTAATGGAAGAGTGGAATAAAAAAGTTCGTGAGATGAAGGATGAGAGTGAAAATCCATACATAACACAACAGTTTGCAAATACTATCTTTCAACAGCTCATTCCTCGCAATAAACTATTGAAGATTAAAAACAAGGATAAATTTAGTCAACGTCTTGGTCCTGAATTTGATTTATGGGCAGAACATTTAGAAGAAAAGTTTCCCAAACCACTTGTGAGAGCAATGCTGAACGATGATGAATTTTGGAAACTTACTTTGGAAGTAGCTAAAAAAGCATAAACCTTCGCTGAAAACGAAATGATATAGAGATAAACCATATAAATAATAAGAATGGGTGATACTATTATTGGTGTCCAATTTGGCATCGCCAATCCAGAAGAAATTGTGGCGAAGAGTGTTGTCGAAGTCATCACTGATAAGACGTACTCTGTAAATCAGCCAGTACCAGGTGGTGTATTCGATTCTCGTTTTGGCGTTATTGAGAACGGTAAGGTCTGTCCCACATGTAAGCAGACTAATCTACTATGCCCTGGTCACTTTGGACATATTCGTCTAGCACGTCCAGTGTATCTTTATCAATTCATTGAACAGATCCAAAAGATTCTAGGGATTATATGCATCAATTGTTCGAATCCGTATCTATCTGATGAAGATCTTGAACGTATTGCGGAAACGTCATCTGGTATTGCTCGGTTCAATGCAGTTCGTGAAGAGACTAGTTCATATAAATCAAAGCTAAAGGATTCATCTGTATGCTCTGTATGTAAGTCGCCTGCAGTCAAGAAGGTAGACAAGATGGAAGGTAAAGTTGCTAAGCTTCAGGCGCATACGTATGAAAAAGAATCAGAACCAATCATTCTTCAATGTGAAATGGTTCTACGTTGCTTTCAGCGTATGACCGAACGCCATATTGAACTTATTGGATTTAATCCTAAGTTTAGCCGCCCCGAGTGGATGGTATGTACCGTCCTTCTAGTTCCTCCTCTAACTGTTCGCCCTTCAGTTGTGATGGAAGATAATCAACGTATGGAAGATGATCTAACGCACAAACTAATTGATATTGTTCGTAACAATCAGCGTCTACGCGATAAAATTGATAAGGGTGATTCTGCAGATGTAATCGATAAGTATACTGAACTTGTACAGTTTGATGTAGCTACATATGTCGATAACGATATCAAGGGACTACCTCCTGCTGCTCAGCGTTCTGGTCGTCCACTCAAGACACTTAAGTCACGACTTGGAGCAAAGAATGGTCGCGTTCGTGGTAACTTGATGGGTAAGCGTGTAGACTTTTCTGCTCGTTCTGTTATCACTCCAGATGCTAATATTGATCTAGATGAACTTGGTGTTCCTGAGGAAATTGCAATGAATCTGACGTTTCCTGAAACTGTCACTTCATTCAATCGTGACCGTATGATGTCATATGTTCGAAATGGCGCTGCAATTTATCCTGGAGCAAAATCGGTATACTTTGTGGATGAAAGACGAACAGTTCATCTCAAGTACATGAATACATCTCTTCTAGACCTAAAGAACGGAGACGTCGTACATCGTCATCTAATTGACGGAGATGTTGTACTCTTTAACCGTCAACCGTCCCTTCACAAAGCTTCAATGGAATGCCATCGTATTCGCGTTCTTCCATATTCTACATTCCGTCTGAATGTATCAGCTACTCGTCCATACAATGCTGATTTTGATGGTGACGAGATGAACATGCACGTTCCACAGTCAATTCCTGCAGCAATGGAACTTAAGTATCTTGCTTCTGTTCTACGTCAAATCATCAGCCCTCGTACAAATTCCCCAATCATTCAAATCTTTCAGGATACACTAACTGGCTCTTATCGAATCACACAGCCAAATGTTCGTGTCCCAGAATATGTTGCTATGAATCTTCTTGCTCGTATGCGTCGTCCACTTAGTTCATATGTACGCAAGAATGCTCCGCTAACAGGACATGAAATTATGACAAATGTATTTCCACTCATGAACTTTGATGGAAAAATTAAGATTGAAAATGGTACCTTCGTAAAAGGTGTTCTTGGCAAGGATGCTTTTGGAAAGACATCTGAGGGTATCATTCATGTTCTCTACAATGATTACAGTCCTAAGCGAGCCGGTGAGTTCATTAATGATGTACAAAGCATTGTTACAAAATATAACTTGTATTCTGGGTTTTCAGTAGGTGCAGCTGATTTGGTGACAAATGCTGAAACATATGATTTTGTAGCGAAGACATTAGAAGAGGGTAAACAAAAGGTAGCTGATATTATTTCAAGTGTTCATGCCGGAACATTTAATAATGATACAGGACGTTCAAATGGAGCTGAGCTTGAGAACCGAATCATGAATGCTCTAAAGGAAATTAACTCAAAAATTGAAGAAAAGGTTGAGAATAGTCTACCCGGTGATAACCGAATGGTTCAGATGGTAAAATCAAAGGCTAAGGGTTCTAACTTGAATATTACACAGATGATGGCTCTACTTGGTCAACAGATGGTAGCTGGTCAGCGTATTAAGTACACTCTACAAGATCGCACACTTCCTCACTTTGCAAGATATGATCATGGTATTGAGTCACGTGGATTTGTAGAGAATAGCTTTATCTCCGGTCTTCGTCCAGCCGAGTTCTTCTTTCACGCCATGGGAGGACGTGAAGGTCTTATTGATACTGCAGTTAAGACTTCAGATTCAGGTTATATTCAGCGTAAGCTAGTGAAGATGATGGAGGATCTACACGTAGAGTATGATGGAACAGTTCGCAATATTAATGGTTCAATTTATCAATTTGTATACGGTGGCGATGGTATTGATAGTATTGCAATTGAAAGTCAACCCATTGAGCTTGGTGTATCTAGTATGGAACAACTCTATAAAGAGTTTGCGGCATCTGTCGATGATTTTCGTTCTGTTATGAGTGAAGATCCTGGCGCTGAAATTGATGACATGATGGACCAAATTATCATGGATCGCGATGTACTTGTTCGTGATGTATTCCGATTTGTTAAGAAGACCGAAGTATACTCTCCTGTACACCTAAAGCGTCTTCTTTCAAAGTACTCAAACCCGTATGCAGTAAAGACCGATTTGACTCCTTCATATGTGATCTCCGAACTTAAGAAACTAACCGAAGATCCGAATATCAAACCAAACTATCTGTTCCATATTCTGCTACGCTACTATCTTGCGCCTAAGAAGTCAATTATTGTAATGCGCCTTACACGGGCTATGTTCGATGAAGTTCTAAAGGATATCCGTTTCAAGTACATTAAGGGAAAAGTTCATGCAGGTGAAATGGTTGGAACTTTGGCTGCTCAGTCAATTGGAGAACCTACTACTCAGCTTACACTGAATACGTTCCACTCAGCCGGTACTGCTAAAGCTAATGCAACGCAAGGTGTTCCTCGAATTGTTGAACTTCTATCTGTGTCTCATAATCCTAAGAACCCTTCAAATGTAGTATATCTTCGCCCCGACATTGCTATGTCTGAGAATGCTGTATTCTACAAGATGAAAGAGATTCAGAAGACAACCCTGCGTGATATCACGCGATCTGTTCGTATATACTATGATCCTGATCCATCATCAAAGAACTCTTCAGTAGAAGAAGATCGCCAAATTCTAGAAATGTATCAACGATTTTCAGTTACTAATCAAACTGTATGTAACTCACCCTGGATCATCCGACTTGAAATTGACCGAAATCAGATGGCTGCACGTGGTGTCATGAATATGAATATGATTGCAACTAAAATTAATAACAATAAAGTTCTACGTGTATTTGAGTGTGTCTATACCGATACAAATTCTCCCGACAAGCTTGCGATGCGTATCGCATTTCTACCCGACACAGTAAAGAACTCTCTGTCTCTTCGTTTTATTGAGGAGAAGCTACTTGATACTGTGCTAACAGGTGTAGCCGGAATTGATCGCGTATACCGCCGTGATAATAACAAGGAACTCATCTATGACGAGAAAGTTGGTGGTTATGTTCCGATGAAACAGATTGTTCTAGATGTAGACGGTACAAATTTGCTTGATTTGGCCACAATTGATGGTGTAGATTCGCTCCGTTCATTCTCAAATGATCTACACGAAATTCTAGATATCTTTGGAATTGAAGCCGCTCGTCTGGCTCTATACAAAGAGTTTATGGAAGTATTTACTGCAGAATACGTGAACTATCACCACATGATTACACTCATTGACGTGATGACCTATCCCGGCTACCTAGTAACTGTTGATCGCTTCGGTATGAAAAAGAGCAACAATGGTGTTCTTGCTAAGTCTTCATTCGAGGAAACTTCTCAAATCCTATTCGATGCAGCTATCTCTGCTGACTTTGATAAGATGAAGGGTGTGTCCGCAAACATTATGTTCGGTCAGAAACCTCCTTGTGGAACTGGATTTGTAGATATTCTTGTAGATGAGACTAAGCTACCCGAAGGAGCAGAAGAAGATATGTCAGTATTTGAATCTGATCTGAAGGCTGCTAATGTTGCCGTATCGCAAGATCAAGATAACGGCCAGTGCAAGATGGAAGATGTAATGATGGATTGGTAAATTACTTTTCTGCAATTACAAATATTAAGTAAAGCGTATCAAACATAAGCCGGAATAAAGGTCTAAACCAAATAATAGCAAGTAACATATTTCCATCACCATATCTATCATAAAGAAACAGCGATACAGCCCACGCAATACCTAATCCTGTAAGCCATGCTCCTGTAATTTCGGAAGATAACCAATAATTATTATGGTCGAGCTTGTTAGATGTCATATACACAATAACACCGGTTCCAATTATACAAAAAATAATAACCCCAAGAAATGTCTTAGACACCATTTTTGTTTTAATAGAACGAGATTAATCTAGTATACCATGGAACAACCCAAATATGATAGCATAGTAACTGCTGTCGTATCTGCGTTTCAAAAGAGAGCTGAAATTGGACAGAAAAAATATGGAACTACTCTAGATCGTAATGATCTATCTTTTTTGCAATGGGTTCAACATGCACAGGAAGAATTGATGGATGCTATTTTGTATCTTGAAAAACTCAAACAGGTAACAAAATAGGTTACTAATTGCTGTAGGCTAATCCAGCCATGCCACTCATGATGCGTAGGATATTGTAGTTCACAGCGTAGACACGAATATCGTAGGTCTTATCCTGAGACTGATCTAGAGAAATGGCGCCACTGAGCTCCATCACAATCGTAGCCGTATCAATGCGGCTGAAGTTGCATGTACCAGACGGCTGGTGCTCCTCCGGCTTCAGAGCAAAGGAATACATATAAGCACCTAGCTGCTGACCAGCGCCATTTCCATCACGAGCATCATTGACTAGTCCAAGAAAGTAATCGTGAAATGAACGGAAGCTACCCGTGTGGTGCTGGAACGGCTGGACCTTATTGAAGTAGTCGCCATAGCGGTAATCCATACGATCCTGGCCATTGATCTGAATCCACTGCTTGTAAACAGCCGGTACATCATACGTGAACGGCTGTAGACGAGGGTGATCATCTTCACCCAGATCAAAATCATGATCTAAGCGTAAGCCCTGGGGCCCCTTGCAGTTGGTGTACTCGGACGGCTGGACGACCCATACAAGCTCCTTAACCGGGTGATTGAACGTTAGGTCAACACGATTGTTGTAAGACGTTAGACCGACATCCTCGTTGAACTGGGTCTGCTCAATGAGGTACTCGTGCGACTCCTGAGCCATACGACGACGCTCTTCTGTATCTAGATAGATGTAATCAATATAGATAGCAGCCTGGGTAGCGCTGGGAGTTAGATTGGCCTTTGTGAAATCACCAGCAATCGTCTTCGTGTCATTCCATAGGATGTTAATCTTAACCTCGTGATACTGTAGAGCAATTAGAGGAAGAGCTGCACCGGGGTTACGGGTATAGAAGAATGAAAGAGGAACATATAGAACGTTGGGTAATGCAGGACGGGACGAGTTGTTTTCACCACCGGCACCACAACCGATAGAATCAGTTAGTCTCGTACTACCATTGGGCTTTCCAGATACACCCACCATGCTACCAGCCTTGAGAGAGGCAGACACATCTGTCGTTAGACACTCCCAAAGGAACATCCACTCGCCATATAGACGGTCGATTAGCTGACCACCGATCTCTAGTTCAGCATACTTGATTAAGTTGTACCCTAAACGGCCCATCTCATTGTTCCAGGAATAAGGTTCACCGTCTGTGCCATTATAAGGTAGAACGACCTCGAGATATGTCGAGTAGAGAAGGTCGGCATGACGACCGATGATAGCACTCTGCTTAGTGCCCCAGTTAGGCTGACCAGAAAAATTGATGCGGAACGGCTCCATAGCGAAGTTCGTGTGGCGCTTGAAGAGACCCTTCCAAAACGTAATTTGCGGATTGCCACTGAGGTATGCATCTTGGGCGCCACAGGCGACGAGCTGTAATAGACCACCACCCATTTGTCTTTATATGTTAAGCATACTGAATTTTTTAATGGTGGCGACGACGACGAGTCTTAGTAGGGGCAGGCGAAGCTGACTTGTGGTACGTCTTTTTGGCCTCCATAATCACCTTCTTTAGACCATCACCCTTCTTGTACTGACCACGGTGCTTCATCGTCTTCATCGTCTTCTTCACGTGAGCGAGCCACTTGTTTGCCATTTTTATATTGTAGAATAGAGTTTTTATATAGTGATGTTATAGATTGGTGAAATTTTTTGCATTGGTTGGAAAGAAACCGCGGGGTCTGGCTGAACAGGAGTTTTGTATTTTTTAGGAACAAGTTCACGTAATGCCTCCGGTTTGAGGACTAAACTATTCTCCTGAAATTCTCCAATATATAACTCCATCATACTATCGACTGACCCATAGTTCATCATAATCCACTGGCAACCGTACGTGAACAAAATTTGAGGATTATAGTTTGTTAAATCGGAACCAATATCAGGGACTACCATGGTAATTGCATTGCGATTGTGCTTAATTAGCTCTTCGTGGTCGTATGTTTGGGATGCTTCCATGTATGTCAAACGACGCAAGTGAGATGTTGACCATGATAAGTTGACTAATTCTTCCATTAATGTTCCTTTCATGACACCACCACTTACAATGATCATCTTGCGCTGTAGATTACAAATTGGTTCTACTGCTAGATTCTTACGTTGGTAACTGTATGTACTATCTAACATGTGACTACGACACGTTGTCTTCAAAATTTCAGCACATGCATTAATCGTTGTTGACTTATTTGTATGAAAGACCAAACTCAGCATAAAGGGGTCAGATGATACTGGACAGCTTACACTATTGAACGCGTTGTTTGCTATACTAACACAACACGCTTCAAATGGGACGGTATTGTATGCATAGTCTGTTCCTAGTTTCTGATTCTTTAATCCAACCACGGGTTTACCGGAACCATCATCGTAAATATCTAATTCTACAAGACGAGGGCCAGATTTTATAACGAGAGGTAAGATTGAGTCTGAAACATAATCATAAACCTTAGCTCCAGGATATAATGAATAAGATGAAGATGCAGCATAATAATCACATAATCTCATATTTGCGGGAGTTGTAGGACAACCCAATGGAGCCAACTTTGTTACCTTCTCATATGCACCGAATGTAGATAATGCCGTTGCCGTTGCTTGAACTGAAGAAGGTGTAACTGCATGATAAACAGTTGTTGAAATAGCCCAAACAATTACACCGCCAACAATAAATGCAAGGACATATATCCAGGTAGACCCTTCAGGCATATATGATTTCAATGTATCTAGGTCCATTATTTACTTCCAACACGAAATAACATTCCACGTAACCCTCGCACAACCTCATCTGGAATCTTTTCACTCATTGATATATCGAGTAAACAACAGTAATGAAAGTACAAGCAATACATTCCACATTCTGAATCTTCATACTGGTGGCGTGTTTTGTTATAACTCATAGTCATGGGCTTTGAGTGTATTTTTGTTGCATCCCATTGATCTTTCCATCGCTTCATTAGTACTTTTATTTCATTCTCTGGCTTCTGTGCATACGAGTCAAAAAATGTAATACGCGGAAACTCCAATTCAGGTCGAATATCGCAAAATAGTGCTATCCAATGTTGTCCGGGTCCTGTGCTCACATCGGTATTAAAAATAATACCAATTTGAGTTTTACCTTGCTTATATAGTGATTGAATATCCATAGAACAAAGTGAACTAACTAAACACTCGCCAGTTTTGCTTCGTTTATCAAAATCAATAGGAAATGCTCCTACAAATGAATAATTTGAAAATAGTCTCATATACTGCTTTTCAAGTGCTTCAATCTCATCTGATGATAACCATTGTTCCGGATTTGTTACCCATGAGTTAGGAGCACGAGGCTTTGCCATCATTGATGTAATAATACATTCCGCTGTATCTGTTCTACAGTGACTATGGAAACGTTTCTTTAACTCGTTCCATATTTTTACACTGTCACTTTTTGGAATAGGTTGTTCAGTTGAGTGTTCCTTATTGTACACATTTCTCAAGTTTTCAATTTCATCTTCGCTAAATGACATCCTTATCTTCAAAACGGATTATGTTCTCAACAAATTATGAACAGTAAAAATGGAGTCCACTGTAAATACTCTTCGTCAACTAATTCGTAGTTACACTGCATATGACAATGAACTACGTGGTCTCAACTCTCGTGTATATGAACTACGCGATGCTCGTAAGAATGTAGAAACTCAGATGGTTGAAATCCTAAAGCAAGATGAGTTCAAGAATTTTGACAAGCTAAAGAACCAGGAAGACGGATCAATTATTCGTATTCAGCGTCCTCAAACTTGGAACAAGCCTTGGTCTATTTCACAGAAAGAACTAAACGCACTTCTTATAGCGTACTTTGATTCAACTAAGAACTCAAATTCAACTGATTGTTTCAATTACATTCTTACTAAAAAGAAGGAGACTCTAGTAGCAGATGAGTTTGCTATTACTCGAACGGTTGCAGAGTAAAAACATATCATATAATAATGGCAGTAAGTGCAATAGCCGAAGTAGCTATCGACAAACTTTATGATTTTTTACTCAAACAATCTGACAAAGCTGATCTTTTTATTGGAGAATTTAGTGATAAAACATCGGAAGGGTTGATTAAAGTTCTTAATGAATTAAAGACTGCTAATACTCTCAAGTATCAAATACTATCTGATAATTTTAGAAAGATAGCTAATAAGGTTGAACCCCATCTTGCTCCTGTTCAACCTACAGGTGGTCGTAAAAAACGGACCACGCGACGCAGAAAGCATAAGGGTTCTAAATAAGTATGCTGTATAATCCATACAACTCAAACAACAGACTCTTTTCAAAAAAAGACATTCAGTTAATTCTGTCTAATCATAGAACAGAATTTACTGTTAAGAATGGAAGTTTGTTTCAAACTGCAATGATCCACTCATCGTATGTGAAGAAACCAAAATATACAACGCCAACTGGAGAAGAAACTGATTTGGCAGAGTGTCCTAGAAGTTGTCTAAATTTGTTCGACGAATCATATGAACGCTTGGAACACTTGGGAGATACAATTTTGGGAGCAGCAGTTTCAACTTACTTATTCAAACGGTATCCAGATGAGAATGAAGGATTTCTTACAGATCTAAAGAAGGAGATTGTTTGTAATGAAAAACTTGGTGAGCTGAGTCAAAAGTTGGGTCTTGATAGATTTTACATCATATCAAGACACAATGAAGAAAACTGTGGTGGGCGTATAAATACAAAAAAGTTGTCTGATATTTTAGAAGCATTCATTGGAGCACTTTGGTTAGATTCAAAAAATGACTTTCAAATCGTTTCAACATTTGTAGTTTCATTGATTGAAATGTATATTGATATTCCCGAAATTTTGAGAAACAACCGAAACTTTAAAGAACAGTTACAAAAAATGTATCAATCAAAGTTTCATCACACACCTACTTATGCTATTGTTTCATCGTCAACAAATTCATACACAATGGCTGCTCTAGATAAGGATGGAAATCATATTGGTGTTGGAACAGCGCCTACTAAGAAACAAGCAGAACAATTAGCAGCAAAAGATGCTCTACTGATTGTTTAGAACAACTGTATTCTTTACACGAGGAATACGCCTGACAAGTAGTTCACGCTGAGTTCCACCAACTGACATATCATCGCCTTCCGGAATGCCTTCGATTGCACGAAGAGCTTCAGCTACACGCTGAGGCTGATCAGCAAACTGTAGAAGAAGTTGAGTACGAATTTGAGATCTTTTTAGCGGAGGACGAGACGTGCGAACAGAACGGCTAATGTTGCCAACACCATTTCCTTCAATAGCAAAGTTATCTACTTCATTTGCTTTCATAAATTCTAGAATAGCCTTTGAGTTATCTGCTTTTTTCTTATGAATTTCCTTAATTTGCTGACGTAGTTTACGCTCTTCGTCATCTAGAGAAATCCAATCTTTAATCGTCTGGCGAACTTCGTCCATTTATATATTTACTGTTGATACTATGAAAATTCATGCGTTTAAAATATGGACGAAACACCTGCATCTGTGTCCTGGAATTCTCAACTTGAGTTAATTCTTTCGCAAGAAGGTGAAAGAGCTTTATGTTACGCATGGCTTCATAATAATTCACAAAAACGTTATACACGCATGGATACATATATAACACTTCCAACCATTTTGCTTTCTACTCTATCGGGATCAGCATCAATTGGTTCGTCAACAATATTTCCAGGATTAGTAAATACAGCTAGTCTTGCAATTGGTTGTTTATCGCTGACTGTTGGTGTTCTAAATACAGTATCTAGTTATTTTGGTTGGGGAAAAAGATCTGAAGCACATAAATCTGCAGCTATGACATATTCAAAAATACATCGTTTCATTATGATTGAACTTTCACTACCAAGAACAGAACGTATGGCAGCAAAAGATATGTTAAAAATTATGAGAGATCAGTTGGATAGATTAATGGAAACAAGTCCTCAAATACCAGATCCCGTAATTGAGCTATTTCGTCAAAAATTTTATACAACAACTCCCAACATTACAAAACCGGAAATTACAAATGGATTAGATCCTATTCATGTATACCGTGAAGAACTAAGTCCTCGTTTTCATTTGAAAGAGATTAAAACTTCCACTGGCGATCACACTCAAGACACGTCACAAACGTTGTCATCGGCTCATCTGCCGAACGAGTCTGCATCTGATAGTAATCACACTTAGTCTTCTTCTTACAACCAGAACACCACATCATAATAGAAGCACTTTCACTCTTCGAGTACAGTTTCTTTTCACTCTCGATAACTCTGTTAACTACATCCTTCCAACGAGCTGGACATAGTTCAGCTGAATTTAGCTGTACAAAACTACGAGGACTAATTTCACTATTTTTAAGTTTCTCTAGCCAATTTTCAGAATTTTGAACATAACTATCCTTACCGCGCAAGTTTTCAAACAGAGAGATTGCTCGATTTCGATACATGTTCCAGAAAATACGATTGCCCCAATCAACTTCAATACCTTCCTTAATTGACTCATCACTTACTGCATGTAGAATCGAATCTTCAAGTTCTTTTACAATATCTTCGTTACCAATAAGTTCTTGGAAGTTTTTCAAAACTACGTCACGAATTGCGCATTCTACAAATACATTTTTTGACTTTGTTTGAATTAGACGAATAGGATATATCTGCTTTGTAGATATATCTTCTTCAACAGTTGGTGCTTCTTCAATTTCTTCTTCTTCATCTTCTTCGCGTTCAACATCCTCATCTTCTTCATCATCTACATTAGCAAAATTCCACTCTTCATATAGAAGAGAATAATCGTCAGAGCGCAAATTTGTATATTCAGATGCAGTTGGCTTATATTTTTCCTCATCATCTTCTGACATGAGAATCACAATATGAGCGGTATACGATTCTTCATCAAACGGATTTGGTAGAAGATGTTGATTAATTGCATCATCTTCGTCAGCAACTGCTGCAAATAAATTTAATTGAAAGTTTTCTTTNAGAGGATGCGCAATATTACCTTGAAATTGGTATCTAGGGTTCTTATACTTTTTACGTATCCATTCTAGAACATCTGTGGTTTTAGATGGAATTTGTATTTCGCCAACGATTCCTTCTTGCGAAATAGAAATAGCATACACCATTTTATAATTCTTTTATCTAATCATAGTAACTTCCGTTTTTCTTTTGTAAAAACGGATTGTATTAATTTCACCACTTATAATAGCAATAAAATGACTGAATTCAATAAGACTAAGTGGGTTCCCCAGTGGAAGATTGATGAGCAGGCTAAGCTAGCTAAGCAGAAGGAAAAGGAAGTAGAACTTCAAAAAGGTCTCGAGAAGACTGATAGTAATTTTCCTGTTCTTGGTTCTCTTCCTACAAATCTACGGGTTTGGAGTGGAGGAAAGACGTTTAGTGATCTCGCGAAGGAGTGGGACACTGATTCTCAGCAAAAGGCTGAGAATGAAAAGAAAATGGCTGAGTTTGAAAAGTCTACAAATGTGATAAATCACTTTGTACTTCCTAAGTTTAACAATACACGCCGTTTCGTTGAAACATCGGACTTTGTTGAGCCTGAAGAGACTACCGAATTCCCAACTCCACCCGATAGCGTATGGACAGTTGTAGACCGTTATAAGAACAAGCGTCGCAAGGAGAAGAATATGGAGGAGATTGCAAATCGTCCTCCTACTCCTGAAGAGGATGGTACTGTTTGGCCTGAGAAGGATTCAAATGAGACCTGATGGGATGAGCGTCGCTAAATTATAAAAATTTTTCTGCTGCTAATTTTATTCCAAGTGCCGAAGGATTCATTATAGTTTGAAATGTATCGTAAATCCACTTGAATATATATGTGATATAACCTCGTAAGCCGATACCAACTATTTCAATATTAATAGCAGGAGTAACAATAAACTCTGAATCTTTAATTCTATATGCAGCATAGGCTCCTACAACAACAGCTAGTATTAGAAGTACTAGATCTAATATCTGCATTGCCTGATTCTTTTGGTACACATCACTAACAAATTTTGTAATACCAGAAGCAGAACTATTTTTTGCTTTCTCACTTTTTACGTCTGGAGCAGACACTGGTTTTACATCTTGCTTTTTACCTAAACGTTTACAGCGCATATATGCTTTGTTGTCGTGAGGCATCGGACCACCAGGTAATGCAGCAATATCATTAAAGAACACTTCGCGATCACCTAACGGTTGGACAGGGCGAGAACCGGGAGCATTTGTTTTGACTAAATTAGCAAAGTCATTTGGATCCATGTTGATCATCGCCTTAAATACTACCCACTTTGCCTGTTCACATGCAGGAAACACCATAGAACCATCATATACATAATAAGAACCTGCAGGAGGTACCATCATACCAAGTCCCCAATTTTCACCCAAATTTACAGTTGTATACGGCTTTGTTGTATCGGCGAACGCTACAAATGAATTGAAAAAATGAGTGGCNGGGGTTTGTGCCGAATTTGCACGAATGAGTGAACTTACGCAAAGAAATTTACCAGTAGGATTTGTAAAAATTGCCACGACTTCAGCATCAGCTTGAATGTTTTCAATTGTGTGATGGCTAGGGTGGTTTACAACAATCTTTGTACACGTATAACCTTCACCGTTAAACTTACATGATCCAAGACCAGCTTCATTATCTAGAATCAACCCTTCATCACTTACAACAACATTTGCCTGAGGAACCATGACATCATCCATTACAAGCTCACACATTAAGTCACATGGTTTTGCACTTGATTGTGACAGATTAATAGGGCTTTGGTTTGGAACTGAACATGATGCCGGCCATGTATTCGACGAGTTATACACACTCATTTGTAGTCTAGCAGTATTTTGTATCTGAGAAATAAGTAATATGGAGGACTGGAAACTCATTGGCATAATAATAGCTTCACTTGGGGTCATAGCAGGTGTTTACTATGCAGGAATGGCTACAAGTGGAAACACATCTGGAATGGCAGTAGGTTCTTCAATAATAGTTACTATAGCTGAAGTTGTTTTTGGTATTATTGGGTTTGTTGTTGTTGTTGCTGGTCTAATTTACGGAAGCAAATCTTTGTTTGACGCTAATTCATTTCAATATGCTAGTATTTTTGCAATGTATCTTCCTGTTGCTTATGTCATGGTAGGAATTATATCGGACATAGTTGCTCAAGAGTATAAAGCATCGGCATCCAGTGTTACAGCTATTGCAGCGATTATCGTGAACAAACTAGTTAGTATGATTGTTGTTTATCTTGGTGGTACAACCCAAAAAATACAGGAAGCCACTGCAGTAAGTGGTGATATAACAACATTGTACACACGTGTGTATCAAGGATGTACTGTACCGGGATTTGAAGGTATGGAAAGCATTGTAGCTCCTCAGTCTATTGTTATCATTGTTAGTCTATTTATGTTCTTTGCTCTTGAAATAGGCATCAATCATTCAGGTCAGTCCCTAAGTGGTTTAGTATGGTTGTCTATAACAGCCCTAGTTATTCAGCTTGCATTTATTAATACAAACGGATGCCTACGCAATGAATATTACTGGAATGGATCAGTATTACTTTCAATTGTTATAGCATTGTTAGTTGGAGGTTCTGTTGGAGCAGCAGGTTGGATGATAAATCGAACTATGTTTCCGGTAACACCAGGTTCAAAATCAGCTGGTGGAAGTGGCGGAGGATTGGGTTCAACAGGTCCCGTTGTAGGACCACCGTCTGGTTCTGTTCTACCGCCTGTAGGAGGCTCTACAGGTGGTAGTTCGAGTTCAGACGATAATCAATTTGTTTGCGAAGCATATAAAAATGGTGAATTAATTACATCTACTATTGCAGAGTAGAGTTCTTGATAAAATCTGAAGCAGTCTTCATTGTTTTAAAATACGGTACAACTGATGTACGGTCTGTACAACGTTGTGAGTATATATCTTCACCTTTATCGTTTTTAACTGTTACAACCAAGCAAGGAATCGGTCCAACGCCATAGCGCTGAATTAAATCTGTCTTTGTATTTCGTACATCAACTGAAACCCATTCGGCATTCTCAAAATCTTCTTTCATTTCAAGAATAGCCGGTTTGAGTTTCATACAAGGACCACAATCAGCGGCCCAGAAATGATATGCTACTTGCTTCATTCTTCCTTAGTTATTATAGTATTACCTGCAATTAAATGATTTGCAGAAACCAGACGATACTGGTTCGTTCTATGCAATTTCTGTTTCACAACTTCAAATCCGTTTTTCTTAACTGTCTTTGAAAGAACAGTCATGAGAGATGAAGTTAGAGCAGTTTGATCAAGCTTATTCAAATTAGCTTTACACCATTCAATAATAGTTTTCTCCGAAACCGGAGGGCCCATTAGTTGAAGAGGACAGTTTGGAATAGGACTTTCTGTATTATTTTGAACGACCTTTACTTCCTCTTCAGGGTGAAGAACATGTACTGCCATTTTATCAACAATTTCATTATGCTTACTGAATTCATCGGTTCCACCGGTGTGTGCAGCTACATGAATGATCATGTATGATTTAAACTTAGCAAGGTTGCGTGATGTTTCTTCAATCAAGTCACGATGCTTTACAGGTGCACCTGCAGCTGTCTTCCAATCATTTTTGATCCAGCTTCCAATCCACTTTGTTAAACAATCTTTCGAATACATCGAATCGGTATAAATTTTAAAATCAACTTCATCCGATGGAAACTTAGAAAGTACAATTCGAACAGATTCAGCAATAGCTAGCATCTCTGCTCGCTGATTAGTCTGAGTATCTTCCTCAGGCACACGTTTTGCTATAGAAAGTTCTTTATTCTCTGGAAACCAGCAAGCATATGAAGCACGAGCATCTTTCTTGCCATTTCCTTCACATGCACCATCTGTAAATACACGAATAGATGTCATATTAGTTTTATGCTTGGTGTATGAAAGTATGTTGGAATCCGTTTTATAATACATCGACTTTGAATAGCAGGTTGTATAACAGTTGGATCTTCAACGTGAAACCAAACACGAGATCGGAATGATTTTTGTTCCAAAGAGCGACGAATCATCTGCTGACAGGCATATGTTAAAAACTCGGAATGCAATATGAGAAGAATTCGAAATCGTGTTGATTGTCGTTTTGGTATCTGACTAATCCAGTTATCAAACCAAGATGCGAAAGTATCCACTGAATTCATTTCAGTTGCATCGATTTCATAAAATTCACAGGTAGACTCATGTTTTGTTTTGTAATCCACCCATATTTTCTGCGTTTCGATGTCATTTAGTGGTTCAAAAAATAAATAATGAGGAGGCGGAAAAAGCAATTCCATTATTACTCTACTTTCTTAATCCGTAGATGATGATACGATCTTCTTTACCGGAATATCAGAAGATACAATGTATAGACTGTTCTCCGTCATTACGATGAAACAGTTCTCGCAACGAAAAACCGACTGAATCGTTGAGGTGTACTCATCGTCAGACTTGACTAGGTACTTGGTGCTATCGTCCTTGACACCGATACAGCACTTCTTCTCGATGCTCTCACGGTAATAATCAAAATAAAGCGGCTTATCTTCCGTCATCGAAAGTTGAGCAGCACGTAGCAGAACACTTGCAGGCGGAGTAGACTCGGAAGACATTTGTTCTATGCCCTCGTTTCGTCTTCAAACTATTGAACGCATTTGAGAATATCCTCCATCTTAAATCGAGATTGCATATTCAAACTCTTTAGGTCCTCTTTGGGAGTCTTAAGAAACTCACTGATTCCACCATGTAGAATTCCACGTAGAGACAATGATGTCTTAGGAATCAACTTTGCCGACTCTGACAGAAACTCAACAAATTGAGTTACATTTTCTACCACTTGAGGAGTCTTTGGAGTTCGGATAATATCATCCAGATCTTTCAGAACTAGTTGAATTGATTTTTCCACTACGGTCTCTGAAATCAAACTTTGATTGTAAAGATGAATAATGAACTTTGCATATCCACGTCGCTTATCCTTCTGGCTTGACCACTCGATGACTTTCTTGTCAAACAGAGCATCTTCAGAAGCAGGGAATACGATCGTTTCGGTCATATTATAAAGCTTTGGGAACAGTTCAATTTGACTGCTTAGGTCATCAGCTATATCAGGAAAGATCTTAGACAGACGCTTAGCAAACTCTGACATGACAGAAGCATACGCATTTTGCGTGATTGCTTTGTCGAACAGAAGTGTAGTTACGCGCAGACGAAATTGATCGTCACGCTTTTGAATATATCCTACGGCATCAGTTGAAAGCTTTTCCATGTTCGAAGCAGTAATTTTGTTCAAAATACTAAAGATTTCAGAATACTCAGGATCTTCACGTTCCTTTACACGTCGCACAACATCTACAAGTGCCGTCTCTCGCCAATTTGCGGAAAGGGCTGGCTTATTATTTCTAAATCCATTGTGCTTTGCGTGAACAGGTCTTACAGGTTTGTAAACTACCGGAACAATCCGAAGTTTAGCAATACTACCCTGTACCATTTGGGGCAAAGGAAGCTTCGCACCAAATCGAACAGAATATACATCTTCTACAGTAGGCATCGTGTTTTTATTATTCTGCTCCTATGAAAAACGAATCCATTTTTGATAATACTATCCAATTATAAAAATGGAGAAGACACCTTTTGATTATACATGGGTTCTGTGGTATCATGACCCTGACAACAAGGATTATTCAATTCGAAGCTACGTCAAAATTGCAGATGTAAATACACCTCAACAGTTTTGGTCAGTTATTGATTCAATCTCTAAAGAAGCGTGGGAATCCGGTATGTTCTTCTTTATGCGATATGGTTTTGAACCACTTTGGGATTCTCCAGAGAATGAAGCAGGAGGAGCATGGTCAAAGAAGATTGAAGCCTCCGAAATTCATGCTGCATTTGTAGACATGATGGTTCACTGCGTGTCCAATCAGTTGATGGTAAACCGCAAGGAAACTCTTGTAGGTATTACCGTATCACCGAAGGGACCATTCTCAATTTTGAAGATTTGGAATACAACAACAACCGTTTCTACAAATGACTATTTGAACAAAGGAATGAAATATGTAAAGATTGGAGACGATGTTACGTACACAGCCCACAAAGCTCGTCCGAAGTAAATGTATAGTTATTATAATGGGAAATAAGGGATCAGTGCCAGTTCAACCAGCAGCACCTGTTATTCCGGGTCAACCTACAGCTCCAATTCAAGCTGTAGCACCTACTCAAACTTTAAAAGATACAACACTGAGATCAGTTATTTTTAACCAGAAGGATGTTGAAGTTGTACCAAATAGTGAAGGTCAAATGATACTGAAAACACAAATAAGTAAAGAACAGTTTGATTTATGGTTACAAACACTGAAAGTGATGGCTCAACTTGTTCGAACTGTATACTGTGATTCTGGAATTATACGAGAGGTTCTACTAAGTGATAAATTTGGAACAGATGATAATAAATCAGTAAATGCATTAATAACCGAAATTGACAAGAAGTATTCGAAAGATAAAACCAGTCCATCGTCATATGCAGAAAGCAAGGAAGGTAAGCCGATGGCATCATATGTTATAACTGAGTCGCCTGGCGTTGCTAAGAAGATTGCAACGTATGTTTCAAGCCCGTCTGATTTGACATTTTTAGTTGTTCCTGGCGATCATTTGACTGGCAAACTCACTTCAATTCTACCCACCGATTTAATCATTTCGTTCAAAGGATCAAGCACTGTTAAGAATTTCAAACACGATTTATATTCACAATTCACACCAGCAGATTTGGGTACAGTAATGCCTCCAGGTACTGCGATGTCCTCAACAACTACTAAAAATTTTGTTACAGGTTCATTCGTGACGCCCTTATTGAAAAGCTGGGACATACTCAAAAAAGAAATTGAAGATGCAAATCCCACACGTCTGTTTATAACCGGTCATTCGCTTGGTGGCGCGTATGCATCCTTATTCGGTTTCATTCTTGCAGAGTGTGGTCGCGTTACATTCCCATCAATTCAATCGATTCACATTGTTACGTTCGGATGTCCGACGATATTAGGAGATGGTGCTCGTAATACATTTAATGCTCATTTGGACTCTGGTTATGTAACACTTGATCGCGTTACGTCATATGGAATAACTGGCAATATTGCAGATGTAATTCCTGGTGTTCCTGTTGGATTTTCTCATCCTGGATTTCAGCCTTTGAGAACAGAGTTATATCCTGAAAAGAAAACTGGGCGCGCGTATAATTTGGAGACAGTTCGCAAAGTATACCAGACAGGTGGCTTATTGGGATTTGGACCTGAGAAAAATAAGTATGAAGTCGCTACGAAAACTCATATGCCGAATCGTATAACCATTCCTGCTAAGAATCCACTCGTACAAGCATTCGCTCATGCAGAATACTTTGACATGACATGGTTAAATGCATTTCGAATTTATGGAATGAAGAACCCTGGATTTAAGGGGAAGGACGGACAATTTTATACATTCCGGGCTGAGATGTTTCCGGATGGAATTAAGTTTGGATATTCGATTGGTGTTCCCGAAGAAGCGGCAGAAGAAGCTGTAGCCAAGACGCAAGAGTTACCCGGTGCTCCCAAGGGAGGTGGTCGTACTCGTCGTAACCGTAGACTCAGAAAGTAAATATAATTGAAATATAATTGATATTACACCATACCCAACCATATATACCATTATCTTTTTTATAGATTCTGAAAGTGGAAACATATATGAAAAATATAATCCAGTTAACAATCCTACACAAGTTAAACTTCGTACTATTATTTTTTGAACCCCATATTCTTCTTTTATGACATAAGGTTCAAATGTCATAATGCCCATAAACCAAATCAATACAAGTATATCATACATGGTCAAATACTTGACCGTATGATATGAAATCAAAACAAGAAATGGAAAAAATATTAATAATGATTGTTCATATGTGGGTTTCCAACCATTTGGATTTCCCAATGAATTGAGTAGATTTATTATATAAAATAAAAAAGCAAAATTGAAATCAGAATGGGATAACAATGTTAATAAAACCCACTGAGAGCCTTTCAATACTTCAAAAATTGTTTTATTATCTGTTAACTTGTTATCGTATAAATCATCATATACTTTGGCACTTATTCCACATAATGCCGCATATATGTAATCCATTGTACACTTTACGTATTATTTCAAACGAAGTGATACGCGAATAATACAATGGATAGAGAACAGATTGTTTCATATTTGGAAAGCCGATTACGTTATGGAATTTCTATGTGTTTTCAATGGCTATCAACAGATGGCGATATTTTAGGATATATACTGTCGGTTATTCATATTTTGATGTTTACCGTCTTAGCATCTTCTATACTTATTTCACATACAATATACCCTGTTTTGTGGTTTCAATGTTTGAGTATTTTTGGACTGATAATCGTTTGGTTACAACATATATTTCTCAAAGTGTGTATCGTAACTATTGCAGAGAAATCGTTCACAAACAAGTTTGCACCGTCTGATCCAATTTTAAAACAATTGTTTAGTTATTTATTCCGAACGGATTTGAACGATGCTTTGACTACTTTGGTCTTAGCAGAGACCGTTATGGTAGGATGTTTTTCATTGGAATTGCTCTCTATTTTCTTTGTACATTTATACAAATATTTGAACGTACCATTAATTTAATGATGAAGGTATGGCACAAACCCATGGTCTATGTGACAATACATATTCTGACAGGTAGCATAGCTTATTACTATCCAACCTTCTTATTTTTTATTTTAGCATATCATTTATTACAATATAGTTTGAATGTTCGATTTTTTATATTTCAGTGGAAACTAGGAAAAGGAAACTCAATCGAGCATACAGTTGTAAAACTCTTAGAAGTTCTGTTAGGATACTTACTTGCTATGAACATTCGACCAACCACCAATAACTTGCATATATGATCNATGNGTGTAGAATTGTTGTTGAAACTGTTACAATAATTACCGCTGTTTNGCTTTCCATTAGTTTATTTTATTTATATAATAGAATGAGAGGGCTATTTACGGATGGTTATAACTCAATGTGGCATTTTATATTTGGAGCATCTTCATTTTATTTTACACCTATAACTATTATATTTGTATCATATCAATTTTTAGTTCATTTTAATTCTAATACATGGATTGACTTATTGGAGTTTGTATTGGGATTTCTAACTGTTACGTTGTTGAGCAAGGCATCAGACATAGTTTTATATCACCAAGATTGGCAACAACATAACGAATCATGAGGAACCAATCGTTCTTCATGTGAATTTCTAGATTGTTACAAAGGTTAGTACACTTGGTAAAAAGAACTAGATGAGGGAGTGAAAAATTACCAGTTACAATTTCATCTCCTGCTTTCTTCTGAATGGTAAACTCATTTTCTCCATCTCCCATAACTGTAGTTCGTGATGCAAAATGTCCTTTACAACCAAACGTTAGAGAAGAACCAACATTCTTAATTTCAACCGTCTTTGCTCCAAGTAGAGTCATATCGCGACACATCTTCTGAAAGTCAAGAGACGGCATGGTGATGTGAGTGCTAAATTCAGTATCTGGTAGCTGAATATCAGGCTCATCACGATCAAGTAGATTCAGCTTATAGCGAGTCACCTGCTTGCGGTCGCCATCCTCTAGCAGGATACCTAGCGTATTAGGATCTGTCTTGTCAATATAGAATGTAATTGTGTCATCATTGGTCGCTGTACGAACAATGCGGTATAGGTGATCAGTATTCACGCCAATTAGAAACTTAGGAGAGTCGTGATTGTACGCATACTTCTCAAACTTGTCTGCATAAAGACGAAGGTGAACAAGAACGGTACGAGTGTTATCCATAGCAATCATGCGGATACCATCCTTATCAAAAAGAAGACTCATCTCTACTAGAATACATTTAAGAGCCTCCTTGAGGGTTCGTACGGCCCCTGTTTGGACCGTCTTGGCCTCGACGATATAATCCGGCATTTTTTATTCTAAGGCACGTTCGTCTAAAACAGTATCACTCCGCAAAATAAAAACAATTTTACAAAGTGTTTACTCCTCCGCCAGCTTAGAAAAGCTGTTCTTGGCATCTCTCAACACACTGGGGTTTCCAATCGATCTCAATGCCATCGTATAAATGTAACACCAAGTGTGTGCGTTAGAGAGGTCAATTGGATCGGTGCGATTTTTTGCACCGGGAACGGCCCAGGCAGCCTTTGCTGCCCGGTCGTACTTATCGAGTGCCATGTTATATATTGCTTCGCGTCCATCCTTCTGGACTTCCTCAATTGCGTGTATAAGTTGGTCCCAAAACATAACTGTCCACCTGGCCGATTGGTCCAGGTAGTCTGCCTTTGTCTCAATGGTCATAGGCAACTTCTCATGAAATTCAACAGAATCCTTGATCGAATACCAGTAGTCCACCAATTTTTTAAGATGGACATTTAACTTTGCGCGCTGCTCGGCTTCATACTCGCTCGCTGGAAGAATTTCCCCCATGCTTGCAACAGCGTTGGTAGCTGATTCAAGCCTCCACTGAAATTCACTGCGCGCAATAATCTCGCGCTCATGAGTATACGTTCCGTTACCCCAGCCATACTTGCTTCGCTTTCCCCAGTCAAAACACTTTACATGAAGAGCTGCTTGAAACAGGTCGACACGCTTTATGGTATCCCAAGTTGTTGATGGCATTTCTTACACGGAACTATGTGCACGCGTATAATGACTTCGTTGTAGTCAGAATAGAATACAATTTTTTAATTCGTTTTGCAAAAAACCCAAAAATACCCCATCCTTCAGCGATGGGATAAACCAAGGGCAGACAAACAATGTCTCGTTTTGGTTTTGAGAATTTTGAAAGGATTTCAAACCTTGCCAAACAGGTGCTTGATTGTGTCCGTGATGAACTCGATCGCGTTGCTTGCGCTCCAGCACTCGCCGCAGTAGAGGAGGTTAGTCCCCGAGCGCGAAACTCCGTAGTCGTTGCCGCAGTTGCAGCACGTGGCCATTTTGTAGCGTAGTTCTCGAAGTAGGCGTGATGCGTAGTGAGAACTGTGTGCTATCTACTTATTTGATTTTTATAAATCCGTTTTGCGTTCATGGATTTACAATGAAAACATGGAGTCAAACAAATGAGCGAGACAGAATTTGCAAAAAATCATCTTCGAGAGCACATGACTGGACTTCTTGTTCCTCCCATCTCCGAGGGCTTCTGGAGCATATATGATTCATCGAAGAAGCTCTGTGAGAGCAATGGTCAAACTGATCAAATTCTTCGTACTTTCCAGAACATGCTTACTCGCATTCCCGAGTGGTCAGATTCTACTCTTTCTACAGAGGTTGAGCGTATTGTTAAGGTAACGAAGTGTGGCTACCTAGATGATCTTCTCATGGGTGTATTTATTGCATACATGAAGTCGTTTGCGTCTCTACACTATCGCGGTTCTTCTTCGCAAATCAAGATTGAATTTGAGCGTCCTAATTTTACCAAGTTTGTTCATGAACTTTATAAGCACTCTGCTCGTAAGATTTGGCAGGTAGCTTACCTGTTTAAGACAGTAGGTGTTTCAGCTGAACAGCAAGCTCGTAATCGCCAGGATGTAGAGAAGATTATTGGGGACTGTATGGAACAGGTTATCCGTACATTTCTTCCTTGGGAGCAAATTGCAAAAAATTACTTCGTGGATACGCCTGCCGAAGTCTCTTCTCAGCCGGCAGCTGCTTCGAAGTCAGTGATGTTTGAGGATATTCCTGATGAAGAATCATCTGATGAAGAAGACGATGAGGAAGAACGTCCCAAGATGAAGGTTTCAGACGAGGTTCGGTCAATTGTTGTTGAAGAACTCGACAAACCTAAAGAAAACTCCAAAGTTGTAACTGTTCAGGCCGAAGTCGACCCCCTGAAGGAAATCGAAGGAAAAATTGGTGAGTCGCTCGTTCTAAATATGTAAGTTTTCACTGTAAACGAACACAAATGATGATTGTTATAAGTTCGGTTGCCATTGCTCTTGTTGTGTTTATTCTATATGCACTTGACTGTAGATCTAAGGATAAACCAATCGATTGGATTGATGCAAGTAAGCTCTCGATCTTTGGTGGCGTTTTAACATCGGGTGTCGTTTTTGCAACAACTGGTGAAATACCGACGGCTGATGTAACCGAAGCTGTTTCAAAAATTGATATTCCTTCTGTTCAAGATATGTTTGTAGGTGTTCCTAGCTTTTAATCAATATTTAAGATATCTCCTAACCCAACAGGGCTTTCAATACCATAAATAGGTTTTAAATATTCAACTTCTTTGCGAGGCACAGCACTATCTCTTGCAAAACGAGCTATTGCTTTATATAAATGAAATCCGTGATAACGATCATGATGAGGATCTTTCTTTCCAAACATAATGGGAGATCCGTCATCTGACTTTAGCCAGCGTATAAAGAAATTAAACAGTATGTTCATTCGGTATTCTTCGTGATCTGGTCCTTCTGGAAATAGATCCCAGAAAAGAGACGTAGCAAGACGAACTAGATCAAATGAAGGATTTGGTTTCACACTCTGAAACTTATTGTTGTAAAATGGTTCAGAATTGTATTGACCACCTGCTTCTTCGTTAATTGAAAAATGATCACTCATAAATGTTTTAGATTCTTTCATTCCTGATAGACGAATTGATGTGACACCGCGTTCAAAATCAATGATCTTGATCAGGTAACCAAACGTAGGAACTTTATAATATGAACCATTACAATTATAAAATAGGAATTCTTGAGATGTTTGTACATACATGATGTTATTAGAATGCAAATCATTATGCGTGAGACCAAAATTACGTTGCGCAAAAGCAAGAGCAAACATAACCTGTGAAATCCAAGCAATGTGTTTTTCTGTTTCAGGATTATCAGATATAAGCTTAAATAGAGTTCCTTCACATTTTTCCATAACAGTAGTCTGAACGGGTACATTTGCAAATGATGCCCAAGCAAAGGGTTCTTCTGATTTGTCTTCTCCTTCCTCTATAGATTCTTCGTCTTCGTCACAATTACATGATGTGACTTTGAATATGTATGACGTAGAAACAGATGATGAATCGCTTCCTGATTCACTATCATCGGAACCTTCAATTAATTGTTGTAGTTCAGCTACTTCAGCATCATCAATATGTTCTGTATCTAAATCTTCAACACCATCTAATGTTACTGCCTCTCCTAGATTTAGATGAGGACGTGAAGTACGAGTATGTTGAAACTCTATTGCCTCACGAACATGATCGGCTAGCTTTAGGTCAAATGTTTTACCGATATTCGAACTAAACCATGAACGTTCACTTAAATCTTCATAATCATCTGAAATATCAATCGTATGATTCTTTGAAAGTCCACTGAAGATACCATACACTTTAGGAAAGTGTTGACATTTTGACTGTGATAAAACAGCAGATATCATACTTCCAACGTAAGCAGCATTATGGTGTGATTGTATTTTTGACGATACTTCTGTTGATTGATTGCTTGACAATGGAAGACCAATTGTTGAACCATATTCTCCTTGCATCCACTTGAATGGGCTTAGGATCATAGTGGTCTTACAATGAACATACTTCTTGTCAAACTTTGATGTACGAATTGAGTCTGGTGAAATAACAGATGTTACTTCTTCATCAAATCGTATCCCATAATTACCAACATGTTCAAGCTCATTGGTCTTAAAGAGAACCTCGAGCGATGGAAAAAATGGTTGAATAGAGTCTATGTTCCAGTGTGCAAGAGCACTTGGTTTTATATTTGCAAGAGACCACTTATGAAGAGAAAGTGAGATCGGCGTAGTTTTTAGTTCTGTCTGCTTTCTCTTCAGCATATTATTACTTCGTGTACAAACCAAAAGCAAAATCTTCACGCAGTATAGTTAATATGAACTTTAATATCAAAAAGTTCAACATTGATATGCTAAAAGACCGGTGTGAAATAGATTCTCGAAAATCGCCTATGATAGTTATCATCGGAAAAAAGGATACCGGTAAGTCTTTCTTAGTTCGTGATATTCTATATAACACTCAGGATGCTTTTCCGATCGGAACTGTTATTTCAGGAACTGAGGTCGCCAATGAGTTTTTCCAACACATGGTTCCATCTAAATTCATTCATGACAAATATAAGCCAGAAATTGTAATGAATGTTATCAAACGTCAACTAAGTGTAAAGACAGCTAGAAATCAGGAAAAGGCTCGTGGAAACTCTTCTATTGACCCTCGTGCTTTTCTAATTTTAGATGACTGTCTTTATGATGCTACTTGGATTAAGGAAGAATCAACACGTTACGTCTTCATGAACGGTCGTCACATTGATTTAATGACTATCATTACTATGCAGTATCCACTAGGTATCACGCCTAACTTGCGTACAAATGTAGACTTTGTGTTTATTCTTCGTGAAAGTATAGTCAATAACCGTCGCCGTATTTATGATAACTATGCAGGTATGTTTCCTACATTTGACATGTTTTGTCAATTTATGGACCAATGTACCGAGAATTTCGAGGGTCTTGTAATCTGCAACGGAGTTCAGTCGAACCGCCTTGAAGATCAAGTGTTTTGGTATAAAGCGAGTGATCATCCGCAATTTAGAATGTGTGATGATTCATTATGGGTTGATAATAAGCCGTTTTCTAGTACCATGTTAGCAACAGATGAGTATAATGCAGAAACAATGAAGAAAAAGAACTCTGGTCCTTGGGTACACGTTAAGAAGACCAGTTAGCATCTAACAGTAATTCCCAGCGTAGTGAGAAATGCTGTTTGAACACCGAAAAAATAATGTAAAATTTCACCCACAACAAAAAGCCCAACTACAGATTTCCATAGTGAAACATTCCAAATATATGTAATCAGTATTGCCGATATAACAGTTGCAACACTGTCTACTACAGCATACCCTAGAAATCGTTGGCTATGAACACCTTCACTCGGCTTTCCAAAAATAAATGCATATGGACATCCCATTACTTATAGGTCGCGAATTGCGCCTTCCGTAGGGTGAACCGGACGAGAGATAGCATCTGATAGTTCCTCAGTCTCAACTAGACCAGCATCCTTCTTGGCATCGACAAGGGCCTTCTTGCGACGTTCATCATTCTCCTTCTTCTGCTTCTCGATCTTCTGCGTCTTCTCCTCCTCAAAGAAGATTTCACGATTCACCTCGTTCTCCTTGTACTTGCGCATCATCTCATTGAGCTCCTTCTCGGCATACTCAACTTCAGGCATGAGGTGCTCAGATGGATCCCATGGTAGCCAGCAACCGACTTTGCCAACATAGAGACTATCCTTGGGGTAACGACGCTGTAGAACCTTTGCATATTGTTGACACTCTTCTAGATTAGCAAACGTACGGCGAACCTTCACACCACGAACATTGGTGCGAAATTCAACCTTCTCAGTAAACTCAGTCTCAAGTTCCTTCTCATGCTTTAGTAGAAACACCTGGTACTGTTCATGAACATCGGTCTTCTTTACCTCATCATTATGTACCTTCGTAAACTCTTGCATATCGGCAAATAGATCCTCAATCTTGAGCGAGTACTTCTTTGCAATAAAAGCCATGAGGTGCTCCATACCCTTTACCTTCCAATCGTAGTCCATGAACTCTACAAACTTCTCAATCATGAACTCAGACTTCTGTTTGATCACCTTTTCCGGGCTGAGAAAGGAAATAACGCAGTAACGCTGCGTCGGGATTTCGGGATCCTCGTCAAGGTAATCAATTACAGAACCATCATCCTCTGTCTTAGGTAGAGACTCGACAGGCATTTGTTTATATTAGGCAATCAACTATGAAAATACTTTTTTAACGACGACGTCTACGGCGACCACCTTCCTCAGTCTTCACAAACGGATTGGGTCCACGATCAGGGCGCTGACCTTGTTGTTGAGGACCGCTATTTCCGGGTAGAATCTGTTTTTTTACTTGGTCGACTATGTTAGGGGCATTCGGTCTGATAACTTTGCGAGCCAATACGTCGGAACACTGGAACTGGATAATAAAGAACATGCGTACGATAAAGTTGAGTGTACCAACTCCATAAATCCAACCATATGACGCGGCCTGATCTTTTTCCGTTGAGCTATTAGCAATTCCAACAATGTAGACACCCAAAAATATATCAGCACATACTCCGCCAATAATTAAGAAGCCAGCTACAACATTAAAATAATCACTGTGTTTTTCAAAACGAACCTGTAGAAGATAATACAGCAGATAAATGGTTACGCATACATTAAGCGCTGCAGACGATATTAAAAACCCAACATCAATATCACCAGTGGATGAACTTTGTCTATATCTTGCATCTGCCTGTGCAGTGCCATATATCTGCATAATATATGCTCCTATCGACGCCAGGACAACAAATACAGTCAATCCTGTCTGTATGACACTCATTTGTTATTAGTGCGAACTTTTATATTTGGAACGCATTTATCAATTCCTAATGTTTGTTGCATCATGATGGGGGCTTTACAACCAATACATGGACACTTCTTATGGTCGTGTCCCAGAATATGTCCGACCTCGTGAGATACCATATATTGGCGATAGTTTTCAATAGTCTGTTTACTCTTAGGTGCACCATGGAACCAACGATCAGCATTTAAATACATTTTAGTACCGCCAAGCTCAGCACATGATAAATTTGAAGGTAAACCACATACATCCGAAATTGTATGTGGTGACGATAATCGGATTGTAAAATCTTCGTTTGAAGTTACTGGTTCAAATAAACGTCCCCATCCGTCTGGATCGTTTAAATATGCTGTAACTGCAAGAAGTATATGATCTGGATTCCGAACCGAGTATTTTTTTGTCACGTCTTCATCAACAATAAAACGAAACCGCATAACTACTTTAAACGAATATTTTCTCTCACAAACTCTATAAAATGGCGGAACAAAAGCAAACTCAAGGTACGGGTGTTGACATGGGTGATCTAGTAAGTCGCGCTGTAAAGTATCTATTAGAGGGTCTAGCTGTAGCTATTGCTGCATTCATGTTACCGGGTAAGGTGATGAAGCTTTCTGAGATTGGCATGATTGCGCTCGTTGCCGTAGCTACGTTTGCAATCCTTGATGTGTATGCCCCTAGTGTAGGTGCATCTGCCCGCACTGGCTCGGGCTTCGGCATCGGTGCTCACCTAGTTGGGTTTCCGTAGAACCATTTTCTA